CAGGATTGCTCTAGTGCAATGAGATCTTCTTCAAGGCAGAAAATAAACATGATAAATTCGAAGACAGATTCATCATTTTCTTTGTTCCATGCGCGCTGCAAATAGTCGCAGTGGTGAGCATTTCGTCTGAGATGACTAAAGTGTTCTCGTTTTCTCTCGGTCGCGCGGTTCGTCGATCCGATGTACTTTCTCCCGTTTCGCGCATTGCGGATCATATAGATCCCACATTGCGTGTTCACGTTTTCTGGGATGTAAAACATTATTCGGTCTCATCCGGTTTTAGGAACTGCGCCCTTTCTGCAATCTCAGCATTATGGTTCGCCATTGCGACATCATGCAAGCGCTGTGCAGCAGATTGGTTTTCCGTTTGTGCGGCCTGCGTTGCCGCTTGTCGGCGAGCGTGTTCCATGTCGAGATTTTTCATGCTCATCGCTTGCGCGAGATCCAAACCCTTAAATTGACGCTGTTGACCTAAGTTTAGCCCGTGCGTTTCCTTTTGCTGCGTAATATCCTTGTCTTTCATTTGTTGTTCATGCGACATCTTATCTTTGTGAACCATTGATGTTTGGATGAGTTTTAGTTGCTCGAGTTTAAGCTTACCTTGTCTATCGCGAGCATGATTAATCGCGTCAATCTTAAGGGCTTCTTTTTTGTTTAGTTCCGCAATATTCTGAGTTTGAAGTTGCGCCATTTTCAGACTCATGTCGCCTTGTGCAGATTGCGCTTTAACAGATGAGTCTATCATAGCAGCCTGTGATTTCATTACGGCGGCTTTGGCCTGCATCATTTTCGTCTCATCGACCGGCGGGGGTCCGGGCGGCGCTTTCGAGAACAAATCGTCCGCATCATCGATATCGAGCATCGACAACAGTCGCTTATAGACGGCTTTCTGGTCGAAGGCCGTTGGGTTCTGAGATGCTAATGTGTAGAGCGCGATGCCTTTTTGGATGCGCAGTGTTTGGGAGGCCGTGTTTGGGTCGGCGCGAGGGACGATGTTTTTGTTCTCAAGTGCCTGTTGAAGAACGTAGGCGTCTTGTTGGAACTTTGGGTTCTTATTCGAACGCCACAATGCAGACGGATCACGGATAAACAGGTCTTTGAGAAGTTGAAATTCTTTGGCCTGTGCCGCGTGCATCCGTTTGTGGACAGCAGACATTACCTTCTGTGCTTGCTCAATCATTGCAATCGTCGTGCCGACAGGCGCATCGTTGCGACCCTCGCCGACAGCTGTCTCGGCTGTTCCACCTAGTCGTTGTGATGTTGCTTCGACGTTTTGGATGATTTGGACAAATCCTCCATCGACGCCGCGGTACGGGAGCGGCATGAACGCTTGGTTGAGCGGAACACCGTCGGTGTCCATCATGGCTACCTGCCCGGGACCTACTCGAATGTTGGTTGTTTGCTGCTTACCCGTTGATCTTGTTGCGATTCCGCCCGGAAAATTGCTGAGCATTCCGGCGTCAATTGCGATGCGCCACGCGGCTGTCAGTGCGCGGCTCGCGTTGCCAAGTATTTGCAGCAGGCCAAGATTTGTTCCAGGATAGGCCGGCACAAAGACGTATTCAACGAACACCTCGGCTCGCACGTAATTGTCATCGTCTTCCTTCCACCAGCGACGGATCTCGAGGATCTGCCGAGAGTCCTTGTCAATCGTCACGCGGTATGGGAGAGGGAGGCCGGTATACTCGCCGTCTTCCTTGTGCTCAAACCCGGGCAAATCAAGTTCGCAATAACACTCGTAAATCTCACGATCTTGCTCATCCTGACCGCCAATCGCAAGTTTCGGTTGAACGCCTGTAATCTCATCAAGTTTGCGGTCAACAATGTTTAAGTCGGGTGAGTAGACGCCGGACGTCAACGGCGTATCGCGCCACGCACCTGCTAACTGCATCTGCTTGACAATAGATGGGCGCATACGAGAACGATGCGTAATGCGTGAGCAGGCTTCTAGTGATACAGCACCATCAGACAGGATGATGTCCTTGCGGTCGATTGTTTCCGCAACAGGGCGACGTTTCAAAGGGTGCCAATAAACTTTGCGGTATGTCTCACCGACGAGACCGAGCGAGAACAGCATTCGGTCGAAATCTGGATAATACTCCGGGGCAGACGTCGTCAGATAGAAATTGAAATCCTGTTCAAGCTGATTTGCCTGTTCGTCAAGTTGCAGTGTCGAGTCACCCTCGTTCGCAACTTTGACAGGGCCGTCCGTCGGGAGCAGCTCGCCGCGCGCGTTCGCCTGAAACCGCAATACAGATTCTAACAGAAGTGGATGTTTGACAACACTGATCCCCGCGTCATTCGGCTCACTCTTTGGCTCTTCTAACGTGATACCGAGTAAATCAAGTCCCTTGACGATGTCCGCGAGTTTCCGATCCTGTCGTGTGATGTCGTCCGTAATAAGTCGAATAAGTTCGTCTGCAATTCCGCCGAGCGTTCCCATTCCGACATGTTCGGCTAAATTTGCGTCGTGGTCGGATGCTTCTTCAAGCGGTGCGATGCCGAGCGGACCGAAATTTACCGTGACTTTTCCATCGCCGGTTTCGATGATCAAGGCGTCTGGTTCAAGCTTGACTAGGTCTCCGAGGTCAACAGTCTCTGAACCCGGAAGCTCCTGTTGCTCGTCTTCTGGCTTACGAATGAAGCGCGGGTCGGTGATGTCGTCCATAAAATAAGTTCCTTAAGCGCGCAACGTCAGAACTTCGTGCCATTACGCTTTGTCTCTTTCGACAGTTCAATGTGCCAAATGATGATGAGCGTCAACCGAACGGCGTTTATTAACACGAAGGTGACGAGTCGGCGCATCATCGTCTCTAATGTGGGCCGTGTGCCGGCGCGTCGAGAAGCTCTTGAGCTGTCTCACGGAAATACGTCAACGAGACTTGGAGCGCTTTTGACTCGTGCAGGAGCAGTGCGAGTTCTTCGGCAAGCTCTGTCGCGCGATGTTCGCGCCCAAGAAAGCCTTTTTGCATGTCGATGAAGATCTCGGCCATGCGCTTTTTGATTGCGTCTGACTGTTCTTCGATCTCGGCTAAGGTGCGCATGGCGTTGACGGTCTCATGATTGTGAGATGCCATCATAACGCATTGCGCGAGAAACTCAAAGTTCGCGTTTGGAACGTGTCAACCAGAAATTTGGTCGGGGATCCGTGTGAAGGTGCGCGCAGTTGTTGGGTTGCGCTGCAGGACTGGCACCTTCACACGGATTTCGGGATGCAGGACGGGCGCACATCGCCTGTGGGTTGCGTGGATCGAACGGCACCCGCCCTGCAAACTTTAAAACTTGTATCTCGCGAACATGCGCACATCTCCTGTGGTGTGCAGATCTACAATGGCACATGTTCGCGAGATAAGGGATGCAGGACGGGGCGATGGGCGGATGGGTTGCGCTGATCCATTGGCACCGCGTCCTGCAAACTTTGAATTTAGTGTTCCGTGTGACGGTGCGGCGGTCGATTGGGTTGCGCTTGCTCGCTGGCACCTTCACACGGAATCTTGACTGTGGGACGGTCACGATCAATGTATGGGTTGCGTTAATTTATTGGCAACTGTCCCACAAACTCTTATGTCTCCTCGACCGTCGATACTTCAACCCGTGCAAGCGCGCCTGTCCTCACGTCACGCCAAAATGCGTAACGTTCGGTGCGCACGAAGGTCGATCCCTCGAAGACGTGAATGTCTTGGGTCTCTGTGACTTGCAGGCCGTCGATGATGGGTTCGTTTGGGACGGGGATGCGTGGCTGAAGTTCGTAGGACATGTTGTCACCCTAACTTATCGATGACGACTTCAGACGACTCTGACCACTGTCCGCCGTCTGAGTTGATGATTGCGAGCACATTGTCGATTGTCAGGCGGACGACCTTATGCTTCTCAATCGCGTAATACTTTACGCCGTGGAGCTTAACGAAGTCTTTCGCCTCGCGAATTGTTCGGAAGACGCGCCGCTCTTCTAGGTATTGCGGCGCGAAGATTGTGTAGGCGGTTGCCATCACTTCACCTCGTTGCGCGAAAGGCACATGTCGAACGACGCCTGATGGATCTTTGTCTCTCGAGATGTCGCATCATACATCCGCGTCGCAAACGGCGCGTCATCTGCGCATTTGCGGACGGTCGCAAGTCGGGCGACTTCTGCGCGTTCTTGGAACGCGTTCGCAACGTCGAGGATTGCAGATCCAACAGGAATGAAGCTTGCGGCGATTGCAAGCACGACGGCTGTTTTGAGAATTGTGTTCATCATCGTTCTCCCAACTCAATGTGATCCGTTTCGATCACGCTATGAATTATATTTAAACGATGTGGGAGGCGATGTCAAATGGAATTTTTTGGTGGAGCTTACGCGAGTCGAACGCGTGACTAATCCGTGCAAGGGATTTGTTTTCCCGCTAAACTAAAGCCCCATGTTGGAGCGGCGTGCCGGTAACGCTCCGGTCCTATCTAGCTTGGAAGGCTAGTGCACATCTATCTATACCAACGCCGCGTTTCTCAATGCTTTTCGCCGTTCGTGTGCAGCTTTCGCCGCAATCGAGAGGTTTCTCTTGTGCTCATCACTTTTCGGCTTGCCTGTGAGTTTCTCCTTAGAGTTTGCTCCGATGAGCTGTTTAGTTTCGGCACTCAACTTTTGCCCGAGACGGCGAGTGTTCCCCTTTCCTTTCTCGCTTATGATTTGCTTCGTCTTGTCGGAATGAGTTCTACCTTTAAATTTAGGCATTCCTGATGAGTTTATATAGCTGAACGATCCATGTCCGCCCAAGCATAGATTATATGCTTCAGGTTGTAGCACTACAAGTTCTTTTTCTTTGGCATTTGCCTCATCTCGATTATCAAAAACATGAAGGATTTCTTTGTCAAAATTTTCGCGGCCAAAATCGAGTACCGCTTGTTTTATTCGTTTTCCAGAACCTAAATAAGAATCATGTACATCGGATGTGCTGTGTTTTCCAACATAAAATTCGCCTGTTATTCGATTGGTCACTCGATAAACTACATAAACTCGTGGCTTCGTCATAAGCTTGCACCTTATGAGTTTTTGGTGCCCCCATCCGGACTTGCGCCGAACTTTACCGCTTACAAGGCGGTTACATCGCTACCTATGTTTTGAGGGCCTACATGTTAGGGCAGGCTGTCGGGTTCGACACCGACTGGTTGCAGCCAACCTTATAGCAACCGTTCTCGAGCCTGCACGTCCATCCGCGCTGAGCCTGCACGATCACGTTGCAACGATGCGCGGTAAGTGTCAATGGGTTCCAAACTCAAACGTCGTACACGGGACGCGACTGCGGCTGATACGATCCCTCGTAACGAATGTTGGCTGCAATTTCATCCGGGCGACGAAGTAGGTTGCGCTCTCTCAAATACTTCAGAGCCTGAGTGCAGCTGTCGACCAAATCGTCGTGCTTGCCGCGTGGAAATTGTTCTGCCTGCGCGATGACTTCTTCAGCCCATGTCTTATCCGGCGCGTAAACAAAGCCGCCTGAGAATATGGGTTGCACGGCATATGCACGAGCCACCTTGTCCGCGTTCCCCGGATTCACGAGTTGGACGCCCCAGTTCGCTGTTTTATTCAGTCGCTGAATCTCCTGCGCGACGGACAACCCAGACGCCTTCGACTCGATCAACAGCATATCGACGTTGTAGCGTTGGCACGAGTCGATGACCCATTCAACAAGACCGTAAGAGTCCTTCTGCCGGATACGAAATGCGTTCTCCGTTTCGCCAGGTTCCTTGATCAATTCCGGCCCATGAATGTTCAGGCGCTTAGCCCAAGCATACATCAACATCAACGACGGGATTGTGTCTCGCTCGTCGATGAGCTCGGATATCTCGCCATCACGCGACAACAGGCGTCGTGCGGTTGTTCCGCCGCGTTGCCACACGCCCCATATGGTCAACGCAGACGGGTCGTTCTCACTCTTTTCCGAGTAGGCCGGATCGAGTGACGCAACGACGAAGTCCATCGCCGGATATTTGTTCGAGGACGCAACGCCGTTCTCCTGCGCGCAGGCGTCATCGTAAAGTGTCCACCACGAGCGCTGAATGATGCCCCCGCCTCGAGGCGATGGGCGCTGTTGGAATTGTCCAGCCGTCGCATACGGCCCCATGACTTGTTTGTCGCGTTCGACGACATCCGCCGGAAACCTTTCCGGAAATAATAACTCGCCGTCCTCGCCTCGCGGATCTTCAAACCCGAGTTCCGTTACGCAGCGCCGTTCTGCCTCAAATTCCATCGGCAGCATTAGGTGGCAATACGGTAAATTCTTCTCAAGAATTATGCCCGACACATCGCCTTCCGCAAGGCGCTGCATGATGACGATGATCGCTGAGCTGTCTGGATTGGACAAACGTGTCGGGATTGCCTCCAAAAACGTCGTGATCGTCGATTCTCGTTGGACGTCGGACAATGCGCCGTCAACTGAGTGAGGGTCATCAATAAGAACGCGATCCGCTCTCACGCCCGTAAGTGATTGAAATGCTGCTGCTTCTCGAAATCCTGTCGCTGAATTTTCGAACTTTGACTTCTGGTTTTGGTCAGACGTCAACACAACATCTTTTCCCCAACGCGATTGGTACCAGTCGCTCTGCACGAGGCGCCGCATTTTAGTAGAATCACGAATGGCAAGGTTTTGACTGTGCGCGGTACACAGGTAGCGCGTCGAGGGCATTCCCCGCGGACCCCATTCCCACGCCGGCCAAAAGACGTTCGTGAGCAATGACTTCATCGTGCCCGGCGGAACGTTGATCAACAGACGCGTGATCTCGCCGTTCGTCACAGCCTCCAGGTGCATACAAATCGCATCAATGTGCCAGCCATGACTGTAGGGCTGCGCCGGTTCAACCGTATGCCATGCCTGCCGCACGAATTCCGCAAGCGATGCCGCGCATTGTCTTTTCGACTGACGCAACTCCCATTCAGCTTTCGCTTTTGCTCGCTCAATCAGCTCTGCGCGCGAGAGTGACCGATAGTGATTTAACGTCGCAAGCGCTTGCGCGTTCATGTGTTCACCTACACATCCCCCTCGAGGTCGTCCAACTCGCGTGTATCCTCGTCGCTGTCCTCGAGCAACGCATCCTGTTCGGCGTCAAGCAACGCCTGCTCTTCCATCACGACGCCCTCAATCACGTCGCCCATCAAGAATTGTAGAAGTTCGTTGTCGGACATCCGGTCGTAGGTGGACACTGTCGCATCGATCTGTTGGACAGCTTTACCGTAACCTCGGTCAAGGATCGAGTTCGCGGCTGTAACGCGAACAGCCGCGCCCGCCGTCTTGTCGCCCATGATCTCAACGAGGGTCTCAATTGCCTCCCGCGACTTCTCCCGCGCGAGTTGCTTTACGTCCCACGTAATCTTGATTTTTTCAATCGTGTCTTCCTTGCGCGGGCGACCTTTTCGGTTGCCTGTCCACGCCTCGCCCGCCTGAAACAGCGCCATGTTGTCAAACCCGCGATAGTGAATTCAAATTCGATGCCAGATATACTGGAACGTTGTTTCCAGTAAACATATTCCATCTGACCAGTAAAATAAACCACAGCACGCGCATTTCCGCCCGCACGCCCGAACAGCCTACATCCCGTTTCCCGAGATGTAAGCAAAACTACGCCCGGACGTAATCTCACAACCCGTTGTGCTCATGCGTTTTTCCTCCCGTGTTGACATCGAGATTACAAGATTACGCGATCTACGACCGTTTGCTATAACTTCTGCTAACACCCCTATTTTTTTCCCTGTTATATATTCACTACTAAAAATACTAATATTCTGCTGCTGTACATTATTATCTTGATGTAATCTTGTAAGTTAATAAATAAATAATTGAAAAAAAAGAAGAAGCGAGATTACATCCAGATGTAAGGAGGCGTAAGGAGACGTAATCTGGCACAGGCCCGACTACCTCGAAAACCGGAAAACATCAACAAAAACAAGCCCTCGAACCTTGCCGTCGGTGTATATAAAAAGCCTTGCTTGACAATTATATAAAAAGCCCTCAGAAAAACGGCAATTTCAGGCGTCCAAACAATGAGGCTTCTTATATATCGAGGATCTCATGAAAATTCTGCTCACAATCAAAGACGACACCCACAGAAGACTAAAGTTCGCGACGGCGAACGAACGAGTGTCCGTAACGCGCAAGGTCAACGAGTTGATTGAGGACTATGTCGCAACGTGCGCGAGTGAGCACGACGACGAGCTTGCGGCATTACTTGTCTCCTTAGAAACGCGAGGCGGCCGTGCGAAAAAGAAACTCACCTGATCATTAGAAACGTCGCGAACAAAAAGGATCCCCTGCATGAAAAAACAACTCCCCAAGTTCAACTCGCCGTTTGAAATGTTTGACTATCTCGTGAATGACGGCGTGCGCTTTCAGGTGAACATATCGTTCAAGACAGGAGAGCGGTGCACAGAATGTCACATCCACAGTGTGGGCAATGACTGGATGCATATTTTCATGATGCCTGTGGGTCTCGGGCACTGGATACGCATCGATGCGATTGAGTCAATCGACATTGTCGTGCCGTGACAAAGGGCACGGGTGACATACGAAACCCAACTAAATAATATTTGACAAAACTCCGCCGCGCGCCGCATAACGAACACCGTTCGCAATAACGCGCACATCGGAGTCATTCAATGCTATCCATCATTGCAAAACGCAAAGCCGTCACGATCACGGGTCACTTGACGCGCGAACTTTATACGTTTCTCGGATCACTACCCGGATACAAGAAATACACAGCAACGGGCGCCGTGTTTGCAGCGACCCGCCCGCACATTGATGCCTTCATGCAATCATTTCCGTCAATTGATATCATTGACGAGGACGGAACGATTGAAGCTCTGTATAAACCAATTCCTGCAATCGTCGAACATGAGCGCGTAACGACGGCACCTGTCGAGCTGTTTGCGCATCAAAAACATGCGGTCAATGTTGGATTGTCGCGGGAGTATTACGCATTTTGGCACGAAATGGGCACCGGAAAATCAGCAGTCCAGCTTAACCTTGTTGCGGAACTTGGCGCACGACAATTGATCGACCGGGCAATTATCTTTGCGCCGAAACGCGTTGTGCCGCAAATCCTCGACGAACAAATAAAAATTCACATGCCGCGCGACATAAACTATCGAGCAGCCGCATTTCCCTCAACGCAGGCGACAAAGGCCTTTCGATACCCAGACAATAATTTATTAATCGCGGTCTCGTCTTATGGCGCGCTTCAGTCAACGAAACAGACAAACGAGCTGATTGAATTTGCGAAGGGCGGCACATGCTGCGTCATCGCGGACGAGTCGCACAATCTAAAAGGGTGGACGACGAAACGACGCGAGAACTTGTGGCGCTTAAAAC